AGAGTTCCTCGCGATTTACGAATCACGAATCGGCCTGACTGTGCTCATATAAGCGCATAGCCAGCACCGGTGAAACCATATATAGCTCTTTGATCAAATCCTTACTAAGAAGTAAGGCCTTTGATCTAGAGCTACTTTTAACAGTTTGATCGTCCAAGACTCATTGTAGTTTAGACATAGATGAATACGCTAGCTTTACAGCTTGCGGGTCATCTAATTGAATGTCTAAATCAAACTTTGAGGCACTCTGATGTAGAAGGTCCGATAACGAACCTAATACATGCTGAGTACTTGGAAAATCCCGTAAAGTACAGAAAGAAAAGTATCTACGATACCTTCTATACGTACTTTCGGTCTCTTCCAAACCTTGGAATCAACCCCGGGTTAGTCTCCCATCTACAATCTGTTTTAACACAGACGATAGATGAGCTGACTGCTTAGGATCTAGCGAATTTATAGCCGAAGCCATCAGGCTTGGTGATAAATCCTGTCCTAAGTTCAGCCCAAAACAACTAACGATATCTCAATAAGTAGATTTCACCCTTTCCATTCATTTCTTTGAACGGATAGGAGAATCTTCCTTAAAGAGAGATCGAAGTTGCTCACGGAGGATCGCAAAGTCACTCACATCCACTAAGTTATTATTTATAATAATATCCTTAGCGGAACGTGGAGCTTTTAACAATTCAAGGATTGATTTAGGTCCAATAGGACTTGCATCTTCTCCTTGAAAGTAAAATTTCTTTGCAAACTCACATGAGCCCGAAGAGCTTATTAATGACTTACTCAGGTTTATTTCTAAACCTAAGTCCTTCATTAACACCAAATAACAGTTAGCAACTGCTTTGTTCGCGATGACAATATCATCACCTAGAACAGCGTAGAGAGAGAATCAACCTTGATATCCCGCCCTACGAGCAGCTACTTGTACTATCATATGGTGGGAAAGAGCCAGCATTCCCCATGAAGATAAGCAACCCATGGGTTGCCCGACATTATATCTATAAGCACCATTAGAACTCTCAAATTGAGGATTCTTGGATGCCAAAATATAATCTCGGCCTACCAATAGTTCCTTCCAAAGTGGACCAACCTCTTGATCTTTAAACAATCAAGAGATGATATCACTTTGTAAGTCTATAGGTAGTCTATCTGTGGCGGCGCTAAGATCAAAACTAAAGAATTCTGTTAACCCTTTCTCTAACAAAGCCTTAACTGGCTTATGTTGATTAAAGGTTCCATCTTGGGGTATTTGCGATAAAACTGCAAATAGTCCTTGATGTAAGTTTCCTAATAGTGTTTGAGTCCAAGCATCCGCTATGGCGAATACTCTAACTTTCCCAGCAGCTTCGAGTTTTAGAGATAACTTACCCAGTTTCAGTTGGTCTCGAGATGACCATGCCTTATTAACGATTTCGTCTTTACACAGATCTTCGATCTGTATAGACTTATCATTAATATACGCAATATCATCTCTTAATTTCTCGTAAACATCCTTAGAATTTGTTAACAAAGCAAATTTCCTGAATGTTTCCAGAAGTGCAGGGTTATTCCGTCATGCAAAAGCATCGATCGCATAACCAAGCAACTGGTTACGAGAATTCGGACCAGCTGAGGTAAGAAGTTTCATCCTGCGCCACACCGTATACGGCCCATCGGCCTTCCCGAAATACTTGGACCTGACCTTTTGAGTCAGGAAACCAGTTGTTTCGAGATACGGAAGTACTTGAGCCAGCTCTGGTAAAGTTTTAACTAAACCAGAGAAAGGACTTGTAATTGTCCCTAACTTAAGTTTTGGGTACGCAGGAATAACTCTATAAACTGTTAATATGGTAAAGACTAACCTTATCACACGAGTTTCTTTTGCCTCAATTAAGAGACGAAGATAGCCAGGAATAATAAGAGGTAGCCCACGCCGGGAAGCGACTCGAGGTTC